TCGCAGGTTCATCAGGTGCTTCCCTTACGGTTGTCTTTGTGGATCCGCTCTCCCAGGATTCGGAGAGCGGGAGGATTGGTCAGGTACTCAGCAGCATTGAGGAGTATCTGGGGGTTGTCCCGAGCTGCCGTCAGCAGCCGGCCGTTACACATCCGGCATAGGAGTCCGCGTACCAGACCTGTCTTGTGTGAGTGGTCCACGGAAAGCCGCTGTCGGCGGGTTCCACCGCAGATGGCGCACTTTCCCCCCTGAGCCTCGAAGAGGCGGTCATACTCACCGGCTTCAAGGCCGTAAACGTCCTGTACACGAGCCTCGTGACTGGCCTTGCTCCTGGACCTCTTCCGACAGTCCGAGCAAACCCGGCCTCGCGGAGTGAAGAACCTCAGTGCCCTGTTCTTCTGACACTTCCCGCACCGCCTTGTCTTCACCATATCTCAGTGCAACTTTCGCTCCAAAAAAAGATACCGGGACTCGTTGTAGGCGGCTGCAAGCCGGCCGAGGAACTCGACCAGGCTCATCTTGGCTCTGCACTGCTGGCCCTGGTCGAGTATCAGGGTCCGATAGCCGCCCTGGAGGTGCTTGAGGAGGACTTCCCCGAGGAGTTTGATGTTCAGCCGGCGGGGGTTCGTGATCCGGAGGTAGAGGACCGCTCCGTCGGAGGTGATGTCCCGCTGGAGGCCGAAACCGTTCGTTCGCTTGTTCGTTCTCATATCTCTAGTATGCGCGATGCGGAATCTCAGTGCAACTTCATGAGGGAGTTGTGAAGGGTGATCTAGGTCACTGCACAACTGGAACCATGTACTCCTCGTAGGAGGTGTCGTGGTCCCCGTCCTCCTTCTTGAGGACGTAGAACAGCTGCTGATTGCTAGGGAACGGGCCGGCTACAACCTCGAAGATCTCCTTGCTGTACGAGCACGTCACCCTCTGACCCACCTCGAACTTGGGAGCCGGCTCCAGGTCACAAGCCCACAGGATCGAGCAACGGCCTTCATTAGGGCCCTCCAGCCACTTCACAAGGTATGACTCCTTGATAGCAGCGGAGGTGAAGGGGCCAAACTGGATCTCCACCTTCGCGCCAGTGACGCCACAGACAGCCTTGTCTCCAGCCTTGAACTGCATGTCTGCCGCCTCCCTAGAAGTGGGTACTCATTGCTTCGTCTGCGTCCTTCAGACGCAGGGTTGCACTGTCAAGCTCCAGCCGGGCGAAGGTGCTGCCCGAGGCGTCGGCGAAACCCTCACGGTTCTTCACAGGGCTGACGTTCAGAATTCGGCTCATGCCAGGCTCGTCCTCGTCCCGATGGATGGTCAGAATCAGAGACGGCACTCGGCTGATCTTGCCCTTCACACCAGACAGGGGGATGGCCTTGAGGCCATCGGAGTACTCGCCTGTGACGTGGTGAAGTGCCTGCACGTGAGCCGCGGTCTCCCGCGCCATGTCGTTCAGGTACTCGCACATACCCTCCAGCCCGAAGGTAAACGAGTCGGCGTCGCCGGCTCCCCCGTTGTCGACGTTCGTAATGTTGTCGACCACGCACAGGTGCGGGTAGCAGCCAAAGACCTCGTGGTAGACCTCCAGGTCGGCTTCCAGGTCAGCCGGCGTAGGCATGGCCTCGTAGGAGAACCGGATCCACCACTTGTCCCCGAGGACGCGTTCATACGCCTCGAACTTGTTCTCCAGGAGCGCCTTCTTGACACTCCGGACGTCGTCACCCGTCAGCATGGCCGTGGCCCGACTGAGCTGCGTGGCGGAGTTGGAATCCGCAGACCAGTACATGACCGGCATTGAACCGTAGAGAGCCACGTTCAGAGCGAACAAGGACTTACCAGTACCGGGGCCGGCTGCCACGAGGGACAGCTCCCCGCGGCGGAACTCGACGTCCAGCTTCTGGAGCCCCCTGAAGGGGTGTGGTATCGGCTCGCCTGCTGAGCCCTTGATCCTGGCACTTTGGACCAAGCTGTACATCAGTCTCCTTTCGAAACACCAAAGGGGCCAGAGGTGTTGTCCTCCAGCCCCCTCAGTGTGGGGTCTTACTCGGCGTACGGATCGCTCAGGCCGGCTGCTTGCCGGCCGACTCGGGTCCGGGAATATGGACCTCGAAGCCCCAAATCAGCTGAACGTTCTTCAGCTCCGCTTCCAACAGCGCCCTCTGCTCCGGTGTGAGCCTGCCGTGCCTCAGCTCCCGCATGAGGTCGAGCTGATACCAGTACGCCCTACTCTCAGTCCAGGTCATCACAAATTCACTCCTTCGAGGAGGTGGGGTCAGCCGGGCCAGCGACCATACCAAGAGTGAAGCCAACTCCGAGGCAGATTAACGAAGTGATTACGTAGAGCACTGACAACCTCGTATCTCAGTTCAACTACAAGGCCCAAGGGGAGGGGCCCTCGCGGACCCCTTGTCCCCCCTCAACCTCTATCTCTAGTATGACAGACGCGGCGTCTCAGTGCAACCTACCGGGTGCGAGAAAACCGGCAAGCGTGGCTCACGTCACAGAACCGGCAGTGGAACCCCGGTGAAGCCGGGAAGTCGCCGGCCTTCACGCCCTGGTCCATCGCAACGTAGCGCTTCGCCACCTGCTCTTCAGTCACCTCGCAGAGGTCCACTGGCTTGGAGAGGCGGCCCTCCTTGGCGAGATACCAGTCACCCCGGTTGACCTCCATGCCCCACTGCTTCTCGACAGCCACCTTGTAGGTCTCAAGCTGAAAGTGGCTCTTCGTCGAGCCTGTCTTGAGGTCCCGGACCCGGATAGTCCCGTCGTCCTCCCGGATGAGCTGGTCGATGTAACCGCGGACCTGAACCCCGCCGAAGTCGGCCTTGAAGTACAGCTCCAGGCCCATGGTGGGAGTCCCCTCGATGTCCTCCCAGATGCAGGGCTGGTTCTCCTTGGACCACCTCACGTACTGACGGACCTGCTCCTGCCCCAGCTGGTACCGGTCCTCGATGTCCTGGCCCGCCGGCTTCCCACCGACAGTGAGCCACCGGCCCAGGTCCGGCTCCTTGTCCAACGCCCTGTTCACCAGGGCGCTGTACTGGTCCGAGAAGAGCTGGATCGCCTCGTCCTCCTCCATAACTCGCCCGGACTTCTCCAGGGCCTCAGCAGCCGAGTGGAAAGCCGTGCCCTGGAAGGACCAGGCCGCTGGCCTCGGGACCACCTTCTCTACTCGCTGGAGGTAGTACTGGTACCCGCACTTTTCGTACTGCTCAGTCTGGCTGACGCTCCGCGGCTGCGTAGCGATGTTTCTGCTCATCTCGTCTCCGATCTGGATGTGAAGAAGGGCCATGTCCTGTGACATGGCCCTCGGTTGGTAGGGAGGTGTCTACTCGGCGTAGAGCGTAACAAGATAGAAGTACGTGCTTCCTGGGAAGGAAGGTGCGGGTCGATCGATCCTCTCTCTGTCAACAACGCAGTCCGCCAGTTTCTTCCCCAACTCCCGCTCCAGACGATCCAGCTCACACCTGTCGTCCTCACTGAAGTCACTGGTGATCGTTACCAACAGGTAGCGGCGAAACGGTTCTCCGTACACAACCTCCACCAGGAGGGCATCCGTTCTGACCCATTCGTCTATCTCGTGGATCTCGCCAGTCTCGTAGATCGCTGCCTGTACATCAGCTTGAGCTGCGTGCGACTGAACCAAACGGATCATAGGTCCTCCCCGAGTCTAGCGAACACCTGTTCGAGCAATGTTCGCCACTACAGAACATACACAACTTGTTCACTGGACTACATCACACAGCGACGTGATGATGGACACACAGTGACCGGTACAACCCTTAGGGTTACCTAACAACACAAAGAACCCCCTGGTCACAGGGGGTTCTCCGCGGGTGGCTGCGCGTCAGCAGGGATCCAGATCCGTCAAAGCTGGTAGCTCCAGTGCCTTCCTCCACCTCTCGTCCGGGAACGGGATGCTCTCTGGCCAGTCCACGATCAGCCTGTTGTCCGCCGGCGTACGTGGCCGGTAGTACCACCCCCCAGGGTGGTCTCGGTCATAGCACAGCACCTCGTCGCGCTCGCTCAGCCCCCGGATCCACGCCTTGGCTAGGCTGACCTGATCCTGACTCAGTTTGCTGTCTCCGAGACGATACCGCAGCCAGATTTTCAGCGCCTTGGCCGGGTGTGTCAGGTGATGGCTGTCGCTACTCGGGTTGCTGTAGATGTCCCCCCACCGCTGACGCAAGCCGGCGTTGACCTCGTCGGAGACAGGCAGCCTGCGAATCCCCAGGGCGAGGACCTTTTTGCTCACTGCCTGTGGAGTTACCCCGTAAAGTCGTGCGATCTCGGAGTTGCTTAGGCCACTTCGGACCAATTTCAGGAGCACTGGGTCCGGCGGTAGCTTCGGCGTGGGCATCTCGTGTCCCTTAGTCGTTGGATAAGTGTCACGTATCGGCCCTTACACCACGTCACCTCCCGGCTCCGTGGTGTGGCCATCCTAGAGCGACCCAGTCGGGCCTGTCTCTCACATCAAGTGTGATGTGCATCTCACCTCGTCCAGACTGTTGCAGCCATCACTTCCAGAGAGTAAGGATCCGTGCGTCTCCCACAGCAACTGGGCGGCCAAGAATCCATGCTCACCACCACAATGCCGTCAGACGGGCAGCCAGGGCCCTCCGTAGCCACTCTACGACGGCTGCTAACCCTTGGCCAATGCAGATACTCAGATCAACCACCCAAACTTGTGATCTGTGTCTCACTTCTACTCCATGACGTCGCAAACCCCTCCGTTGTGACTACTACGTATATAGTAGAGAGAAGAAATACTAGATAAAAAAGTTTCTGGTTCTTCGAAGAATCAGGTTGACATGAGATACAAGTACTGCTATACTAGAATATAGATAGTAGTTAATACTTAGTAGTAAGTGAGACTCCCTCCAAGGGAGTCTCACCCTACAGTAAGTAGGTTTCCTTCTTGTTGATCTCCCTGTTGAGGTAACGCAGGATTCTCCAGAGGATCCTGCTTTTTTGCTCCAGGTTAGTTGAAATGAGATCCAAGAAGGCGGGTGGCCCCGGCTGCCAGATCAGAATCCAGCCGGGGCCGAAGACTTGGGGGGTGTGCCGTGCCGCGAGCGAAGAGCGTGTGTCTGGTGGCCGGCTGCACCAAGACGACCGTCCGGGATGGTCGGTGCGCTGAGCACCAAACCCGGAGGCCCTGGCAGAACACCTCTGCCAGGAACCGGAGCCGGCCTGGGAATTGGCCTTCGATCAAGGCCAAGGTTCTCGCCAGGGACCGGTTCACCTGCCAGATGTGTGGAACAAGATCCGATCTGGAGGTGGACCACATCATCTCAGTCGCCCGTGGCGGCTCCTGGGAGCCGGACAATCTGCGCACTTTGTGTGCCAACTGTCACGGCGTCAAAACAAGGAAGTGTGACTCCCGATAAGTG